GCTCGAAGCTCGTTTGAACGTGGCTGAATCCACAATGGTCAACCAGTTGGCCCAGTCCATCTACTCAGACGGCACTGGCTCTGGCGGTAAGGAAGTCACTGGCTTGAACGCCGCTGTGCCTGCTGACCCCACAACTGGCACTTACGGTGGCATCAACCGCGCTACCTGGACTTTCTGGCGCTCCAAGTTGTATGACTTCAGCGCTCAAAGCGTGACTCCCAGCGCCACCACCATCCAAGCCGCAATGAATTCTTTGTGGTCTTCTTTGGTTCGCGGCACTGACCGTCCCGACTTGATCGTGTTGGACAACAACTATTGGACTTACTACATGGGCAGCTTGCAAGCCCAGCAGCGTTTCACATCTCCTGAGACTGGCAATTTGGGCTTCCCCACATTGAAGTTCATGGATGCTGACGTTGTTTTGGACGGCGGTATCGGCGGCTATTGCCCTGCCAACACCGGCTTCATGCTCAACAGCAAGTACATCAAATGGCGCCCTCACAAGGACCGCAACATGGTTCCTTTGTCGCCTAACCGCCGCTACGCCATCAACCAGGACGCTGAAGTTCAGATCTTGGCTTGGGCTGGCAACCTGACCACCTCTGGTGCTCAGTTCCAAGGTCGTATCCAAAACTAATTTTGGTGGGCCGTCGTGGGTCTCCCTTTCCCGAGGGACTGGGGAGACCCACAACCCCTCGGGTTTTTTAACGGAAGGAATAAATCATGGCAGCAACATTTAGCGGCGCAGTTTCCGCAAACGCTCCCGCAGTCGTAGACACGGCTGCGTCCCAAGACACTGGCGCCGTCTGTGAAGGCATTGGCCTGACAGGCGTTGACGGTGCATCCATCGGCGGTTCCCGCATCGGTGGTTCCCCTGGTACCGATCTCAAGATCGAGACCAACGCTTAATCAATAAAAAAGGTCAGAGATGCAACCCACGACACCAACCATCTTCGACGAGCCAAGCGACTTTTCCAAACCGGACGAGACTCGCTTTGCCGCCGATAACAAACTCTACGTCGAGTTTTTCCGCAAGCCTGTCATGCAACCTGGCAAGAGCCGGGAAGCTGGCCGCGCTGTGTATGAAGAAGTCGATTACGTCCGCATTCATGTGCCGGGCGACAAGTCCTCTGTGATTGAGCGTCCTTTAAGTCAGCAGGACGTTTTTCGCTTTCAGGACCGATACAACAAGTGGAAGGCCGGCCAGGAAGAAGCTGTCACCGGCACTCCATTGAGCGCCTTGCCAGGCATGAACGCGTCCAAGGTTGAGGAATACAAGTTCTTCAAGATCATCACCGTCGAGCAGCTCGCTGACGCAAATGACAACCTGGGCGGCAAGTTCATGTCATTCCAGCAAGACAAGCAACGCGCCAAGGCATTCATGGAGGTCGCGGCCAACAACGCCCCGATCGAGAAGATGAACGCCGAGTTGCAAAAGCGCGACGCGGAGATCGAGAACCTGCGCACGATGGTCGAGGCACTGCAAGCCAGCGCCAAGCCCGCCAAGCGCAACGTGGCGCCAGCAACAGCTGACGTCGAGTAAATAGGAGTAGGGGATGGCCTTTCAAATCGTTAACGAATCGACCCTCTCGGCCATCGTGCAGAACGTGGCCTCGATGGTGGCCTTCCCCGTCCCTCAAGACCCTGCCGGCGATCCAGATCCTACGGTTCAGCAGTTCATCCAGGCGGCCAACATGGCCGGCATTGAGCTGCTCACCATGTACGACTGGCAAGAGCTGATCAAAAACTATGTGATCCCGATTCAGTCTGACTACACCAACCAGAAGGAAAAAGGTTTCCCTCTGCCTGAAGACTTCTTCGATTGGATCGACCAAACCAACTGGAACGCGACAACGCAGTTCCCGTCCCTCGGCCCTGTCTCGCCACAGATGTGGCAGCAGCTGCTGATCCGCACAACGCTGCCAGTGCTGTCGTTCTACTGGCAGGTGCGCGACAACTTGATCTATGTCCTGGCGCCTCCCAACTCGCCCCAGACGATGAACGTGTTTTATCTGTCTCAGGCGTGGGTGCAGGACCAGGATGATCCAACGCTGTACAAGAACCGCATCACCAAGAACGGTGATAAGGCTCTGCTCGATCCAACGCTGATCACGCTGTACACCCGCGTGAAGTGGCTCGAGATGAAGGGCCTGGACACTGCCGCGGCCATGCGCGACTTCCAGATCGCTTTTGAGAACCGCAAGGGCGCAGAAAAAGGCGCCCCTGTTTTGAGCATGACGCGTGACTTCCGCTTCCCATACATTCAGCCTCTGACGAACACGCCAGACACCGGCTATGGAGTCTGATCATGCCTCTGTTGCCGCTTCAATCTCCGCGTGTCTCTAGAAAGTCTTACGCCGCTCAAACAGCGCAGGTCGGTGTCATTCCAGCTCCAACGGGTGGCTTGAACTACCGCGATCCTATCGCGGCCATGTCGCCACTGGACGCGCTTGCGTTGACCAACTTCATTCCGCGCCAGCAGGGCGTGGAGCTGCGCAAAGGCTGGTTCTCATACACCACGCCTTTGGAAGACTCTGTCGAGTCTGTCTTTGGCTATAAGGCGCCCGTCAACGATGACGACAAGCGCTTCATTGCTGCCAACGGCAACATCTATGACGTAACTGACCCCGGCGCCCCCGTGCTTGCTGTAACAGGCACGGGTAGTGATGCTGACGAGTGGTGGACGACTCAGTTCTCCACGCCTGCCGACACTTTCCTGTTGGCCGTCTCGCCTGGCGCCGGGTACTGGACCTACAGCACGGGCACTGGCTGGGTCGATCGCACAGCGACAACCACCGGCTTGCCAACAACCGTGCGCACTGTGGCCGTGTGGAAGCAGCGCGTTTGGTTCACCGCTGAAGGTGACTCCAACGTCTACTACCTGGACGCCGTGGATGTCGTGACAGGCGCCTGCACATCATTTGCAATGGGTTCATCTTTGCGCAACGGCGGCTATGTCTCCGCGCTAATTAACTGGACGATGGATGCTGGCTTCTCAATCGACGACTTCCTGATCGTTGTCGGCACAGAGGGCGACATCGGCGTGTGGCAGGGCACTGACCCCACCAGCGCCGACACCTTCAGCCTGAAGGGCGTCTGGTACGTCGGCCCCGTCCCTAAGCACGGCACGTTCTTCACCCCGTTTGGCGGTGACGTGATGATCGTCTCCGAGCTAGGCCTGGTCCCTATGTCCAAGCTCGTCAATGGCCAGTACACCGAAGACCAGCAAATAGGCCCCGCGTCCAAGATTCAGTCGGTCTTTGCGCCCCTGGTGCGCAGACTGATCAACGAAAAGTATTTCGACGTGTTTGTCGTGCCGTCTTCCGACGTGATGGTGATCAAGCTGCCGGCTGACGGTGGAACGTATCGCCAGTTTGCGATGAATGTGATCACAGGCGCCTGGTGTCAGTTTGTCGGCATCCCCATGCGATGCGCCGGCATCATCGGTGGCCGCCTGCTATTTGGAACGGTTGACGGTTACGTTTGCGAAGGCCTGACAGGCGACAAAGATGGCGCGGACGCCAACGGCGACGGCGGCAACTATGTCGAGGGAGACGTGCAGACGTCCTTCCAGGCATTCAACACGCCAGCGCAGCTCAAGAAGTTTGGCATGGTGCGTCCGACGTTTATCTCGACGGCTGCGCCAGCGATCAAGCTGCAAATGAACACTCAGTTCCAGCTCACCCCCGTGGGCGGCTCGCCGTTCTTCACCAAGGACAGCGGAGCCGTTTGGGACGAGGGCATTTGGAACACGTCAACCTGGGTGGGAACAAACACCTACCAGGGTTGGGCTGGTACGACTGGCCTTGGGTATTACGGCTCGCTGCGCATGAAGGTGCGCGGCCTGCCACAAACTGTCTTCACTTCATGCAATGTGATGACTGAAATTGGTGGAGTGATGTGATGGTTAAAAAATACGAATTACCAGACGAAATGTTGCAGCTGATTGCTGGCTCGCCAGAGCTGTCAGTTCCGATAATGCAGCAGGGCGGTGCAAGTCGCTCTGACTTAATCTCCGCGCTTCGTTCAATTTCAGGCCCAAGCAATCCTGGCTTTACTAGGTTTGCAAACAAAGGCAACGGATCAATGGCTGCCATGCGCGGCTATCGAGGTGCAAACAACCCAGGCATTTTGAGCATGGGCAAGTATGTTGCGCCAGAGGTCGTTTTGCCAGGTGGCGAGCCGCCCTACGTTCCGCCGTATGTGCCGCCATACGTTCCTCCCATTATCGACGACATCATTGACGACGACGACATCATTGATGATGAGGTAATTGACGATGGCGACGATTTGGATGATCCATTTGTGCCCGTTGGAACTGTTATTACTGACGACGATGACGATGACGATGACGATGACGATGACGATGACGACGATGTTGATGATGGCACTGGCGGCACGGGCACTGGCGGCACGGGCACTGGCACTGGCGGAACCGGCACGGCTGGCGGTACAGGTACAGCCGGAACAGGCACTGTAGGAACCGCGACCACGGGCACTACTGGGACTGGCTCAACTGGCACAGGTGACTCTCTGCGCGATGCTGTCGTGGCTGCTGTAAACGGCTCCGGCGCGTCGATCGATAACTCTGCAGCCGGCCTGGACACAAGCTACGCGTCAAACGCTGCGGGATCAGCATTGACCGCTGATCAGTTGGCAGCATTGACCAAACCAAAGGTGCCCAACGTGACGCTTGAAGTGAGCGGTGGCGGCCTGGCTCTTGACGACGCTGGCTCAACGTCACAGACGTTTGACTACCCAGAGTTTTTGACGCCCGACGAATTGAAAGCGTATGAGGCTTGGATGGCCACGCAAGGCGGTGGCAAGCCGATCTTTGATGAGACGTTGGGAACGATGGAGTTTTAAAGGATGCAGCTCACTACTGACAAACCAGGAGAGCGTCCTGTCATCTGGGAATGGATGCACAGGAAGACAAACCTGCCTTGGAGTAGTGACCTGCGAGCGATAGCAGCGATGCGTGATGACGGCACAATTGGGGCAGCTGTTGCGTACAACGCGTGGACAGAAAAGGGGTGCTGGATGCACGTTGCATTTGACACTCCGCACAGTTTGACCCGTGAGCTTTGGCGTGCGGCTTTCGAATACCCGCTGATTACATGCGGCAAGGAAGCGGTCTACGGCCTCACACCAAAGCACTTGGAAGATGCTGTAAGGATGAATCGCAAGCTAGGATTTCGGCAGATTGCCGAGACCGTTGATTGTGTGATGTTTGAAATGAAGGCAGACGACTGCCGATGGATCAAGGAGAAAGAACATGGGCGGAAAAGCGTCAGCACCAGCGACACCTGACTATCTCGGTGCAGCAAATACTCAGGCGGCAGCTTCTAAAGAGTTGACCAACATTCAGAACTTTGCCAACCGGCCTGTTATCAACACGCCGTTTGGTACGCAGTCATGGGGAACCCAGTCTGTAACTGATCCTGCGTCTGGCCAAGCGGTCACTCAATGGACTCAGAACAACACCCTTGCGCCAGGTCTTCAAGATGCCTTGAACGATCAGATCCAGATCCAAGGAGGCCGTAGCGATCTTGCAAACAGTTTTATGGGTCGAGTGGCAAACGAGTATTCGCAACCATTTGATTATCAGAACCTGCCGCAGATGACGTCCGCAAATGCGCCTGGCAACTTGTCTACAGGCGTGAAGGACTACTCAGCTGGCCTGACGACTGGTTTCAACTTTGGCTCTCCTTTGCCGCAGTTCGACTCGAGCTATCGCGACACAGTTGCAAATCAGCTCATGCAGAAGATGCAGCCGGTGCATGACTACCAGCAGCGCCAGCTTGAGACAAAGCTCTCAAACATGGGTTTCCGCCCAGGCACTGAGGGCTATGACCGCGAGTTGAACAACATGGCTCAACGGCAGTCTGCCGAGCGCTACAACGCGCTTGATACAGCAGGCAACGAGGCACAGCGCCTGTACAACATGCAGATGGGCACTGCGCAGCAGGGCTACAACCAGAACCTGCAAGCGGCTCAGTTCCAGAACCAGGCGCTGGGCCAAGGCTCCGCGTTGGATCTGGCAAACATGAATGCGCAGAACAACGCGATTTCCCAGCAATACGGCCTCAACCAGCAGTACGCCAATGCGCAGAACCAACTGCGTCAGCAAGCGATTGCGGAGCAGGCACAGCGCCGCGGCATGTCTCTGAACGAGATGAACGCGTTGCTGTCTGGCCAGCAGGTCAGCATGCCTCAAATGCCATCGTTTGTGGCTGCACAGCAGTCACAGACTCCCAACATCTTGGGCGCAACGCAGTCCGCATACGATGCCCAGCTGGGCGCGGCCAACGCGCAGAACGCTGCATTCGGCAACCTGTTGGGCGCCGGCGCACAGCTTGGATCTGCCGCGTTCATGTTCTCCGATCGTCGCTTGAAGTCGAATATCAAGCGCGTCGGCACTCACGCAATTGGCGTGGGAATTTATGACTACACAATGATGGGAATGCCGCAACGCGGTGTGATTGCCCAAGAAGTTGAAGCGGTGCGACCTGACCTCGTCAAGCGTCACGCCAGTGGCTATTTGATGGTGAATTACGGAGGTCTGTGATGAATGACGATTTGATGTTTGAGTACCTGGTCCAGATGGGCCAAATGCGTCCTGAAGAAGCTGAGCTGAAAAAAAAGCAAGCAATGGTTGACGCGCTCCGCAAGAACTCCATGAGTCCAATGCAGGGCGAGATGGTCGGCAAGCACTACGTTGCGCCAGGCATCGGCCAAGCGCTCTCGCAGCTGGGTCAAGGCTACCTGGCCTCACAGGCACAGGGCGGCGTTGACAGCGGCATGCGCGGCATGAATGATCGCCAACGCATGGCCCTTGAGCAGCTGCGCAAGCGTCGCATGGGCGCTAGTTCAATGCCCAACGCCGGCTTGGGCGGCGGAATGAACACCGAAAATTATGGCTTTGATATGCCTGGTGCTGGGTACTAATCATGTCCGATTACACCTTGTTCAACAACGAAGAGGAGCAGCCAAGCTATGGCCTCTTAAAAAAGTCGAGGGCGATGATTCAGTCGCCTGGCGGCGTTCTGTCAAACACAGTGCGGCCTAATCAAGGCGGCATGCTTCCCAACGCGATTGACGCGTATCGATCTAAAGCTACAGACCTGTACCAACAAGGCAGCGACCTCTACAACCAAGAGCCTGACTTTTCGCAGTTTCAAAAGTTTGCCAAGCAGCGTGCCCAGCAGGGCGACGCGGCTATGCTCAACGCGTTGGCAGCTCAGTTTGCAGGGGAGAGCTTTGCCCCCGTGCAAGAGCAGTATTTAAAGAAGGCTGCCACGTCACGCGACCCCATGAAGATGGGCAGTGGCGTCATTACCGCTGAAGGCGAGTACCTCAAAGATCCCGAAGCTGCGCAAAACAAGAAAGCTGAGTTCTTGCTACAGCAGGCCAAAGCCTACGAGACGATGGCCGCGACTGCTGAGACTGCCCGCGAGCGTATTGCCGCACAGCGTGCGCAGAACGAGATCCAAAACCAACTTCGCTTGATGGGCGTTCAGCTGCAACAGCAAAGTTTGGACATGCGTGCCCAGACTGCCGCGGCCACTCGAGCTTTGGCTGAGCAGAACGCCACTGACAAGAAGGAAAAGCAACTTGGCGAGGGCACACAGAAGCTGTCCAAGCAGGCTGATGACTACGTCAACCTTGTCGCTGGCGTGCGTGAATTGAACAACACTCTGGGTCAGTACGTCCCGGAAGGAAAAACAATTCCAGGCATTGGCTACGGCAGCGACATGAGCATCATGGGACTCGATATTTCGGGCGCGATGATGGGCAAAGAAGGCAAAGCCAATCGCTCGATGGTCAAGAACGTTGCCAATGAACTGTTGCGAGCAGCGTCTGGTCAGGCTGTAACGATCAATGAGTATGAGCGTCAGACCTTGTCCAACATGGCCTCTGGAAAGTTTAGTGAAGACGACTTTTTAAACGCATATAAGAACGTGATTCTTCCTAAGGTCAACGAAGCTATTGCCAACGTTGGTGGCGGCTACAGCGCTGACATCAAGAATCGCTACCGCGACCAAGGCGGCAAGATTGACTTTAGCAAGCCGTTTGTGGCCCCCGAGCGCAAGAGTGTTTTGCCCAAAGCGACTGGCAAATCAGACGCGCCTGCCGGCGTTGATCCGAAAGTCTGGAACGCAATGACGCCGCAGGAGAAGTCTTTATGGCAGAACTAACACTTGAGCAAAAGAAAGCTCTGGCTTTAGCTTCTGCTCGCGCCCGCGCTCAAGATACTCAAAGCGCTCCCACAACCCAGCGCGAATTGGCCAACCAGTATGCCGGCGAGGACGTCGGTCAGATGGGTGCGCTTATGCGCGGCTTAGGCGGCGCAAAAACTTCGTTTGATCGCGCTGCGATGGGTCTTAAGGGCGTCTTCACTGATCTAACGCCAGAAGACAAAGCGCTTTTAGCGCAAGGCCGTAGCTTTGAAAAAGAAGGCGGTACGGCTGCAACAGTTGGAAGCATTGGCGCTGATGTTGGCATGTCGCTGGCGCCTGCCGCCCGTGTGACGCAGGCTGTGAGCAAAGCGCCACTGCTTGCACGCACTCTTGCAGAACTTGGGTTTGGTGCTGGCTACGGCGCACTGACAAGCCCAGAGGATCGCTCAGGCGGTGCTGCTGGTGGCGCAATCGGCACTGGTGTAGGCATGGGTGTCAACCGCTTGGCAGGTGGCTTGATTAAGCCGCTGGTCAGCAAGGATGCTCAAGCCCTGTCAAGTCAAGGTGTTCAACCTACGATTGGTCAGGCCATTGGCGGTGCTGTCAACACAGCAGAGCAGAAGCTCAAATCGTTGCCATTGATTGGCGACGTAATTCGCAACTCTCGCGAACGAGCTGTCAATGAATTTAATGAAAAGGCAATTCAGACTGCCGTGCCAACTAGCAAGGGCATTGGCGATGAGGCGTTGCTTGCTGCTCGAGAGACTTTGAGCGACAACTACAAGACGCTGATTCCCAAGGGCACAAACGTCACGATTGACGACAGCTCGCTGATTAAGGCGACCATCAAGGCTGCAGATGATCCATCGCTGGGCTTGACTGAATCCGCTAAGAAGCGCGTTTATGACTACGTTCAAAAGAACGTTATCGACCGCAGCAAAAACATTACAGGCGACACTGCCAAAGAGGTGGAGTCAGACTTTGGTAAGTTTGTGTCAGGTTTGAAGTCGTCTAGCTCGCAAGAGGAACGTGCGATTGGCGACGCGCTATCTCAGGTCAACACTGAATGGCGCCGTCTGTTGCCCGATGCGGTTGATCAAGTAGCGCCAGGAGCAGGCGCAGCCTTGCGACAAAACGATGCCTCATGGCGTTCGTTGGTTGCGCTTGATCGCGCAGGCGGCTATCGCGGCAATCAGAACGTGGCGGCCAACGAGGTTGCAGGCCGCTTTACACCAAACTCATTACGACGTTCTATTGAGACGTCTGATCAGTCTCAGTTCAATAATGTGACACGCGCTTTGCGCGGTGGAAACACGCCGTTTGAAAAACTGAACACTTTGACTCGTCAAGGCGAAAAAGTCCTTGGCGATTCTGTGCCTGATAGCGGCACGGCAACCCGCCTCATGTGGGGAGCAGGTGCACTTGGTGCAGGTAGTGCTGCCGGCATAGACCCAGCCTCTATGGCTGGAGGCGCCGCGCTTGCGCTGCCCTTCTACACACGCGGCGGAAGCAAATTTGCAATGCAGGGCATCGAACCTTTGTATGAGGCCGCCGTTAAGCAACTGACGTTGCGTGGCGTGCCTACTCAAGCAATCGATGAAGCTCTGCGAAAATATGGCCCACAGGGCGTCATTTCGCTGGCCCGTGGGGCCGGCGTGAACAGTCAGCAATAAGGAGTAAGACATGCCACGCAACGCATCCGGTATTTACACGCTACCAGGCGGCAACCCCGTCACGCCTGGTGACGTCATCGAGGCCGAATGGGCCAATATAACGCTGGAGGACGTTGCTGACGCGCTGACGAACTCTCTATCTCGCACTGGCGCCGGCGGTATGTTGGCGCCTTTCCGCATTGCTGACGGCAACATCAGCGCACCAGGCCTGTCCTACCTGAACGAGACCAACACCGGCCTCTATCGTTCTGGATCTGGCTCGACCTGGATGGCCGTCCTGGGCGTGAACGTCGCTCAGTTCTCGACTGTTGGTTTGACGGTTCCTTTTGGTAAGGCTTTGACCGCTTTGGGCAATGCGTCTGTGAGCGGCACGTTTGCCGTGACTGGCTCGACCACCTTGTCCTCAACTTTGGCCGTTACTGGTGCGATAACAGCAACGGGTGGCGTTTCTGGCAACGTCACCGGCAACGTGACGGCTGGCTCTGGCACATCGACGTTTAACGACGTGGTGATCACAGGCTCGCTGGACATGACTGCCGGCAGCTCCGCGACCATCACTGGCCTGAGCAACCCAACCAACGCATCTGACGCAGCCAACAAGGGCTACGTTGACACGCAAGACGCATTGAAGCTGTCGCTCACGGGCGGCACGATGAGCGGCAACATCGCCATGGGTAGCAACCTGGTCACTGGACTGGGCGCCCCAAGCGCTGGTGGTGACGCCACCAACAAGACCTACGTTGACGCCCAGGTCGCGACTCGCTTGGCTCTGGCCGGCGGCACGATGGCTGGCGCGATCGCAATGGGCTCTAGCAAGATCACTGGCCTTGGCACTCCGACAGCTGACCAGGACGCGGCCACAAAGGCTTACGTTGACTCAGTGGCCCAGGGCCTCGACGTCAAGGGCTCCTGCCGCGTAGCGACAGTCGCAAACATCTCTTTGTCTGGCACTCAGACGATCGACGGCGTGGCCGTCATCGCAGGCGATCGCGTCCTGGTCAAAGACCAGTCCACAGCGGCCAACAACGGCATCTATGTCGTGGCTGCAGGCTCCTGGTCGCGTGCAGCTGATGCTGACACCTGGGCAGAGCTGGTTGGTGCTTTCACCTTTGTAGAAGAAGGCACAGTCAACGACAACTCTGGATGGGTCTGCACATCGCCTGCTGGTGGTACGCTTGGCGTGACTGCTGTGACCTGGGAGCAGTTCTCTGGAGCTGGCCAGATCACTGCTGGCGCTGGTCTGACAAAGACCGGCAACACGATCAGCGTTGGCACGGCCTCGAGCTCACGCATTGTTGTCAACACAGACGACATCGACCTGGCCACCACTGGCGTGACTGCATCGACCTACAAGTCGGTGACTGTTGACGCCTATGGCCGCGTGACTGCCGGCACAAACCCAACGACCTTGGCTGGCTTTGGCATCACTGACGCCTACACGCAAACGCAAACAGACACGTTCTTGGCTGCAAAGCTGAATCTGTCTGGCGGCACGATGTCGGGCAACCTGGCGATGGGCGGTTTCAAGGTCACTGGCCTTGGCGCTCCATCCTCCTCTGCTGATGCGGCTACTAAGGACTACACCGACACCGGTCTGGCTTTGAAGCTTAACTTGACTGGTGGAACCATGTCAGGCGCCATCGCGATGGGCGCCAACAAGATCACCGGCCTGGGTGATCCAACGCTTGCCCAGGATGCTGCGACAAAGAACTACATCGACACGATTTTTGGATCGACAACGACAGCTGCCGCGTCTGCGGCTACCGCAACCACTCAGGCTGGTATTGCCACAACGCAGGCCGGTATTGCAACGACACAAGCAGGCATCGCAACAACGCAGGCAACCAACGCAGCCACCTCGTACACAAATTTCAACAACCAGTACCTGGGCGACAAGTCTTCTGACCCATCGACCAACAACACTGGCGGCGCTTTGGTGGCCGGCAACTTGTACTGGAACAGCACAGTCAGCGAGATGCGCGTCTACAACGGCAGCGCATGGGTGGCTGCGTACATTCCTGCAGCCGGCTACCTGGCACTGACTGGTGGAACAATGACCGGCGCGATTGTGTTCGCCGCTGGCCAGACTTACACCGGCCCTCACAACGGCACGGTGGGTGCGACGACACCAAACACTGGCGCGTTTACCACTGTGAGCGGAACGACAATTACAGCCAGCACGCAGTTCTCTGGCCCTCACAACGGCACAGTTGGTGCAACGACGCCCAACACCGGCGCGTTCACTACGTTGTCAGCGACTGGCGCTGTCACGCTGTCTGGAGGCACAGCCAATGGAGTGACCTATCTCAATGGTTCAAAGGTTCTGACAAGTGGCTCTGCGCTTACTTTTGATGGGACTAACCTTTACATGGGTGCAACCATTGGTGCAAAGTTTGCTTTGTATCAAAGCGGTGGTAGCAACATTTATGGCTTTGGCGTTGAAAGTGGCGCATTAACATTTTTGCAATCTAGCACAGAACAAATGCGCCTCACCTCAACAGGGTTGGGTATTGGTACAAGTTTGCCTGCGGCAAAGTTAGATACAGCAGGAACAATTAGAAGTACAACACAAACAGTACCCGCATCAGGAACTGGTGCTGAATTGTATTACGACGCAACTTACGCAGGATTGCGAGGCTACAACCGTACTAGTTCTGCATATGTAAATCTTGCACTAAACGACAATCTTTATGTTGGTGGTGGTTCATTTGGAAATGTAAGTATTGGAACTACCGCCAACCCGGGTTCACGCAAACTGTCGGTCAATGGTATTGTCAGTGTTCAAGACGGCACAACCGAACAAGCATTTATTTATTACACAGGCTCAGCAACTCAATGGGTTTCGGTTAGCACACCTCAGCAGTTCTGGGTAAATGGTGCGCTAAGATTTACACATGGTACAGCAGGTCAACTTGGTATCGGTGCATCCCCATCCTACGGCACAGCAGGTCAAGTCTTAACATCACAAGGTTCAGGTTCTGCGCCTACTTGGTCTACACCAGGTGGCGGGGCTGGAGCATTCGTCGCCTTTGGTTCCACTGGTAGAGTTTAATTTTTAAGGAGAATAAAAATGCCACAAACAATTGCAATGATACGAGGCACAACATCGTGTGCAAATGGTAGCTCAGTAACTTTATTCACGCAAAGTGGCGGTACTGCTACTAGGGTGATTCTTAATTGGGTTGCGTTTTATAATACTGGAACAAATTCTTATTCATCACCTAACTGTGTTTTATATCACACCTCATCAGCGGGTGGTGCTGGTGTGGTTGCTGGTTGGGCTAATAACTCATCAAATTATGGTGGGCAAATTTCTGGCGGTATACCCAGTGTAACTAGCAACAGTTCAAACAGCGTGTTTGGTAATGTAGCAGGAAATTATCCAGCTCTATTGCAGGCTATGCGAGTTAATAATATATCCGCTGGCACAACATTTGCGGCAAGTAACTTCTGGATAGGGCCATCTGATTCAGTCTCGTTATCTTGGTATGACAATAATAACCAGAACATCAATGTAGCTTATTCATTCACAACTGTTACAGAATCTTAAAAGGAAAAATTATGTTCATGATTATTTATAAGAAATCTACAAAACACATTGTGCATTACAGAAACGATAGTTCCACAGTCCAAACTGATGCTCAGACGTGGTTTAATATTTATGTTAAAGATAATAAGTTAACTACAGAACAAGCGTCTGATTTAACTTATATCGAACCTGCGCCAATTGAAATTAACTTGGTACACGGCAAACATTTGTGGAACGAGTCAACCCAACAGGTGGAAGAAGACCCAACCTACGTTGAGCCTACACCTGTAGAACCTACGCCTGCGGAGATAACAGAATGATTTTGCAACTGCCAATTGAAACAGCGAACCAATTTTTTAGTTTAGCTTCATAACAAAATTATGACGATTGTTTACGCGGGGCAGTTTGATCTGGCTTTTTGCCATTTTTAGTTGCCACGTCGATGCGATAATCACTCCGCGATAGTAAAAAAGAAACCCACGACACCTACTGGAGAAACACATGGAAATCACTTTCAAACTCGAGCTGAACGAAGTCAACGGCCTGCTGAACGTCATCGGTCAGCTGCCAACCAGCACAAACATCTGGCCTCTTGCGGCCAAGATCCGCGCCCAGGCTGAAGTCCAGCTCCCGAGAAACACCGAAGGGGCAGGCGATGAAGGAAGTACCACTGACTGATGACCAGATCGAGGCGATCGCGGAGCGTGCTGCCGAGGTCGCCTTGAACAAGGTCTACACCGAAGTAGGCAAGTCAGTCTTAAAGAAGCTCGCCTGGCTCACAGGCGCGGCAGTGATTGGCCTGTTTATGTGGCTTGCAGGCCATAACTCATTGCCTAAGTGATCGCCATGAAAGACTGGCTGATCGCGTTCATCTCTGCAGCCGCCATGTGCGGCCTGATCCTGTGGTCGGTCTACGTCATGGTCTTCATGTGGAGGCTGCCATCGTGATCGATCCAATCAGCGCCCTGGAGGGCCTACAAAAAGCCATCAGCATGGTCAAGAAGGCCAGCAAGGTCGCCAATGACCTAGGCGGCCTGGCGCCCATGATCGGCAAGATGTTCGACGCCAAGAGCATGGCCACCAAAGCGATGGTGGAGGCCAAAAGATCCGGCAACAAATCCAACCTTGGCACAGCCTTACAAATCGAGATGGCCTTGGACGAGGCCAAGCGCTTCGAGGCAGAGCTGATGCTCCTGTTCCAGGCATCTGGCCGCGCTGACGTCTGGGCAAAGATAAAGCAGCGTCAGGCGCAGATGGACGCCGACGACGCGCATGAGGCACGCAAGCTCAAGGCCGAGGAAAAAAAGCGCAAGGAAAAAGAGCAGGAGCAGATAGAGATGGCCGCGCTCATTGGCGGCATCGCGTTCGTTGTGCTCCTGGTTTTCATCGGCGTCGTTGAGCTGATGGACTTCTGCGAAACAACACGCCGCTGTGGTCGATGAATGAGTACCAGAAGCAATTCAACCTGTTTTGCAAAGTGCTCTGTTACGGCTGGGCGGCTTGGTGGTTCCTGGGCCTGCTCCGCTTCCTGCCTGACGACCTCTCCAACAAGATCGTGACCCTACTACTTGCAAAGATTGGACTTTAAAAATGCTGTCTCTGTTCTCAACCCTCGGCGGCCTGCTGATCTCAGGCCTTCCCAAGCTCCTGGACTACTTCCAGAACAAAGCTGACCAGAAGCATGAGCTGGCGTTGGCCAGGGTGCAGACAGAACGTGAGCTCGAGCTGGCGGCCAAGGGCTTTGCAGCGCAGCAGAAGGTCGAGGAGATCCGCACCGATCAGATCGCCATGCAGACCGACGCGCAGATGACTGTGGCAGCCTATGACCACGACAAGAAGGTCCTAGAGCGTGCCAGCACCTGGGTCGTCAACTTCGTGGGCACTGTGCGCCCGATGGTGACTTACATCTTTGTGCTTGAGCTCTGCGCGATCAACGCCTGGATCGCTTTCTATGTCTACAGCAGGCCTAGCCTGGTTCAAAGCATGGACGACCTGATTCGCCTGTCAGACATCATCTTCAGCTCTGACGAGATGGCCATGCTAGGCGGGATCATCGGCTTCTGGTTTGGCTCACGCAGCTGGAGCAAGAAGTGAAATTGAGCAAGGCCGGTGCAGATCTCATGCACCAGTACGAGGGCTGCAGAAACCGGCCATACCTATGCCCCGCGCACATCTGGACGATCGGCTGGGGGCATGTGCTCTACCAGGAGCAGATCAGGCTGCCAATGGTGCGGGTGAAGGAGATCCACAGCCCCGTGATCCGCAAGGAACACCCACTAAGACCGGAGGACAGCCGTGTTTGGAGTCAACAGGAGATCGATGCGCTATTCGCAAGTGACGTCGCTAGTTTTGAGCGTGGTGTTCTACGACTTGCTCCCAATCTACTTGGCAATCAAGGCGCTTTCGACGCGTGTACCAGCTTTGCGTTCAATGCCGGGCTGGGAAACTTTCAGCGTTCCACTATTCGGATGAAGATCGGGCGCAAGGATTGGGAGGGCGCTGCGGAGGCTTTCATGCAGTGGACTCGCGGCGGCGGCAAAGAATTGCCGGGCCTAGTTAAGCGGCGCAAGGCAGAGAAGGCCTTGTTCCTCAGTTCGATGGAAACCGAGGAAGAATAAATGTGACATTTTTGTGCCATTCGTTTGTGACAGAGCAGTTGCCATCTGCACCTTTGCCCCCGTAATTGGGGGCTTTTTTTGGTATATTCAGATTGTGATTCCTGTTGTCGTGGGTTCGAGCCCCATCAGCCACCCCAATGTTTATGCGGTTCTCAGCGTTTTAGAGTTTTGATTTTCTGGTTGTTGTGACATTTTTGTGCCGTAAATCAGAAGTTAACCCGCTCGGCAGCGTTCGCCAAATGCTCCGGCGAAAGGTGTGCGTAGCGCTGAACCATCTCATGTGAATGCCATCCACCCAGCTCCTGGAGCACCGACAGGGGAGTTCCGGCCATCGCATGCCAAGACGCCCAGGTGTGGCGCAAATCATGGAACCTAAAGCCAGGCACGCCAGCGCGCTTGCAGGCGCCTGTCCAGGTGTTGGCCCAGACGCGGTCCATATCGCCCCACACGCGGCCTTTGCGGGGCTCAGGGAAGGATTCCAGAAGTGCCTTGGCCGACTTGTTGAGCGGGACCAGGATGCGCTGGCCAGCTTTGGCGTCTTCCTCGGCCACATGCACCATGCTGTTGGCCAGATCTACAGCCTCCCAGGTCAAACCAAAAACATTCGATCTTCTCAACCCGGTGAGTAAAGCGAAACGGACTGGCATCCGATACTTTTCCGGGAGACAAGCGATCAAAACCTCGGCTTGCTCGCGTGTCAGATATGCGACGCGGCGCTTTGGCTCTGCCTCTGTTCTGAGGATGGGGGCGCGGTCAAGCCAGTCCCACTCGCGCTCAGCAGCACGCAGCATGGCCCGAATCAGGGCGCGGTAGCGGTTCCTGGTGGCGCCTGCAACCTCCTTGGGCAGCACGCTTTCGATCTTGTCTCGAGTGAGCTCAGACAGCAGCACAGTGCCTATCTTTGGGAGGAGAAACTTGATCTTGAGCTCGTCATCAGGCAGTGAGCGCTTGTGTGCGCGCTCGACCACCCAGCGTGCGCAGGCCTCCTTGAATGTCTTCTTGGGCTTCTCCTTCAGTACGCCCTCGCGCCAGAGCTCAGCCTTGCGCATGTCGTGCAGCTGCTGGGCCAGCTTCTTGTCGCCGGTCTTGAGTGATTCACGCAAACGCTTGCCATTGATCTGGACGTCCATCCAATAGTTGTCGCCTCTGAGAATAAGTGCCATTTTTTGGAACTCCTTAATTTGATGTTGAGATTGTCTCAACTATCATCGGAAATGTCAACATGTGTCAGTTAAGACGGCTCCATTCGGCAATTAGCGCTGCCTCGGCGCGGCCATCGTCCTTGACGCGCTTGAACTCGCCCGCCTGGGTAGGCCACAGCTGCGCTGCCTTGGCCCGGCTGCCGTCCTTGCCTGCGTTGACTCCCATTGCTTTTTTCCACTTACCAGGCGTCACCGTGCTGGTCGGGATGCCCAGGCCGGCCAGGACTCCCTTGGCCAAGCCAAACGATTCACCAAAGGCAAACATGGAGCTCACGCCCTGGCCAGGCATCGCGCCCACTTGCTCGACCACAGCTGTGGCGCCCTGGTCGGCGTAGAGCTTGAGCTCGGCGGCCAGCATCTCAGGGCTCACTCGTTTTTTAGCTTTGCCACCTGCCATGACTTCGACTGATGGCATGTCAAAGACATGGACCAGCTTTCCGCTCTTCTCCAGGATCGCAACGGCGCCGGACGCGCCTGGATCGATGCCAATGATGAAGCTCATGCTTCCCTCGCTTTCAGCATTGCGTCTGCCATGTTGTAGGCGGCAAAAGCAAGCTCATCGTCTTGCACTGACTGTGGCAAATTACCGCTTGCAAACATGCCTTGCATCGCCTTAGCCGCAAAGTAGTCACGCAAGGTCATGCCTTCTTGAGGACTGTGCATGCCATGCGCATGTGCTGCTGAGGCTGGTCTTGGGAACGCTGGTTGGTTTTTCATTTGTTACTTGCTCCAATAAGCTGAGCGAAAGGGTTGTTGTAGTCGCGCCAGGTCTTGCCGCGCTTGATCACGCTGACTGTTGCCTGGCTCACGCCAAAGCGTTTGGCGATCTCGCGCTGTGTGCCATCGGCCTGCCTGATCTCTTCAGCCAGCTGCTCATTGAGCTTTGCGTGTTGACGCGCCACTGATGAAATCTTGGCCATGCGAATCACGCTGACTGAGCGCCTGATTTGTGATGCGACTCGCTTTGTGAGTTTCTTCCTGGTGATGATTTCCACATGCTCAGGATTGACGCACAAGTGATTGCCGCATGTGCATGTGGCAACTTTGCTTTCAAGCGAATAGCCCTGCACCTCCATGATCAATCGACGCACAGACATGGTCCGCTGCTTGTGACGAATCGTGGGTGTTGTTCCACACGCCTGCAAAGCTCCTTGCCACTCCCAGCAATCGCCCACTTCAACCGTGCGTTCTTTGATCATGTCGATGATGGTCACAGCGCGTTCCACCCCAACATGAAGACGTAGTAAGTGGCCTTCGCAATCAAGCCAATGATGACCAGGCTGGCACACCACAGGCTCACATAGATGCAGACATTCTTGATCATCGCGTCTCTCCGAAACGTTTCATTGCCTCAACTGCAGCGCTTGTCTTGCGCCTGGCTTCTGCCTTGGTCGGGTTGTCCTTCTTGACTGGGATGTCATCAGGGTGCGTGGCCAGATCGTCAAATATGGTCAAGCTGCCGCTCGCAACCGTGCTGCCTGGAAACTGTTCCTTGAGCGCGGCCACTTCAGAGATCAATGTGCCTGGACACAATTGCAGCTCTTTGCTCGAAAAGCTCTGGCCGTACTCTTGAATCGTCTCTTGGCCATTCACAAAAGTCGCACCAGTCTCGCGGTGCTTGTAGGCAATCCATGACTCGCCGCCGTCGATTGCTTCCGCGTAGGGAATCAATGAGGGGATCATCAGGTGAGCCTCACAGCCTGCGCGCTGCGCTTTGTCAGTCAGCTGCTTGCTGAACTTCACGCATTGCCACGCCGCGTTTTCAACGGGTGAGGAATGGCAACATGTGCGGCAGTTCATCTCGGCAGCCAGGCCACCATGACAGTGTTTGTGAAAGCTGCACATCTTGCAGATGTAGTAGCTTGGGTCGCGGCTCAGTGGCTCTGGTGATGCTGTCTGCTCAATCAGGTGCTGTGCGCGATCCATCAGCACTGCAAAGTGGTCCTTGTCAAAATGGACCCACTCGCAGTAGACGTCGTCGTTGTTTTTGTTAACGCCCATGTACATGGCGCGATCGATCTCCATCAGCCCCATGTAGACCGTCATCTGGTCGTAGTGCTGAGGCTTTGCGCCTTGCACTTTCTTGCTGCACAGGTCATTGAATGACTTGTCGTTGTGTGTCTTGAACTCGAGCACGCAAGGTGACTTTGGCGCCTCTGGCAAACCTTTGCCAACGCCATCGAGTGAGCCACCGAAGTGGCCATTGCAGGCCGACACGCGAAACTGTTCACCAGTGTCTGGATCACGGTCCCACACAGTCGCGCCGATGCCGCGCAGCTCTTCAATCAGGCGAGATTCCTCGCGCTGGCCGGTGCTGAACAAGCGCAGCATGCGGCCTGAGAATTCAGGCTTGAGCGCCCAGCGCCATGTCAGCCAGATGTAGCGATTGCATTGGTGGCCAATCAGAGACGCGCCCATGTGAGGGCGGTGCTCTTGTGGCTTGCTCTCGTACCACCGCACGATGGCGGTGGCCGTTGTGTGCTGTGACTCGGGCACTCGCGCCATGATCAACCCCAGGGCTTCTTAGCTGGAGCTGCAGCCGCGGGACGTGCTGCTGGCGCTGCTTTAGGTGCTGGCGCGCCTGCGGTGGCATAACCCATGACGCGGTTGCGTGTTGGATCTTTCTTGTCGATCTCCACATGCGCAACAAACGGCTGGTCATGCAGCTGCTCTGTCTCGGTCATGTCCTCGATGCCGATGGCATAGCAAAGAGAGGCCAGGGCCGCGTTGGCGATGTCTTGCGCTGTCTTGTTTGGGTTGTCTACATTCAAGCGCTCCCAGTGGCGGCGGCCTGAGTGCTCACCGTTCAGGACGTGCATCTCAAGCTCGATGTAGTGACCAGTGCCGGCCTGCGTTGGCTTGACGTCTGATTTGACGATCATCATTTCGTAGTCGCCTTTTGGCAGCGGCTCAAATGAGCGCGCTTGCATTGGTTCGACAGTGGCAGCGTTGAAGTTGAATAAGGCCATGTTGTTTCTCCTGGTTGATGGCTTAGTTGTTGGCTGCAAGTGCAGCAGCGAATGCTTCCCAGCTGAGAGGCATATTCTTCAAACCGAAACGGTTTCCACCCATGTGAGCGGGGTGCGGTTCGACGTGAAGGATTCGTTCGCCCGTAGTGCGGGCCTTTGTTTCTTTGTTGCCGTAGCCTGCATCGGACTGCGTAGTCACGACGCGGTAGTTGGCCCAGCCAATGACGTCTGCCCATTCCTGGACAAGAGCGCCAGCGCGGTCGTGCAGCTTCAATGTGTATTGGTCGTAGCCCTCATGCAGAGGTGACTCAAAGCGCTTGATCTTGTCGTGCGCGATCAAGATGATGGCCATGTTGCGTTGAGCGCGAAGAGCCTCCAGGCCTGAGAGCAACGTGCGCCACTCTTCAGCTGCAGCGATGTAGCCCTTGCCGTAACCAGGCGCCTCGATCGATGCCCACTTGTTGGCCTCGCACACATGCTGGTGCAGCAGCGGCTCAAGCCAGTCAAGGGAATCCAAAAAGACAGACTCAAAGTCGTGCTTGTCTTTGAGCAGCGTTCCTATTGCTGAATAGACATCGGATAGCGAAGAACACAACGGGAAGGCCGAAGCATCGACCGCGTCAGCGCCGTCCTCAGTCAAGATGCCGACAGCGTTTGGCGCCTGAGAAGCAAAGGTTGTCTTGCCGATCTTGCCTGGGCCGGCAATGACAATTTTGGGAGCGCGCATGCGCTTTGTGCGCGATATGGATGAGAGATCGAATGCCATGTTTGTTTCCTTTATTTGGCAATGAGAACGCCAGCGATAAAGCACAGCGCAAGAAAAATTAGATAGAGAGAGTCGAATGCCATGATCAGGCCCTTTTATAAGTACGAGTTAAACGAGAGTGAGCAGCGGGGCGCCGGCTCTGTGTGTAGCCAACTGGCTGGATTAGGTGAGAAAAGCGTTTGCTCATTGCGCCCCAGGCGTTGGGGTGGTGCGGCTCTGGCATGCCGTTCTTGGCCGCGTAGATGCGGAAGTCTTCAATGCTGAACTCTGTGGGAGCCACATGCTCAAGCCAGAAGGTGAAGTTGACTTGTGACACCAGCGCCCAGTCAGCAGCGTTGTCGAGGACCAGCGTGATGCCCTGGTCGCGCAGCTGTTCACCGCTGATCATTCTTTAAACTTAATTGCAACCCCAGTTTTTGCGGGTTTGGTTTCTACAGCAGCAGCGATCTCGGCCCAGAGCTTGGGGACGTCGTTGCGAATTGCTTTTAGTTTGGTTTCATCGGCCTCAACCTTAGTCTTGAGGGGCCGAATCTCTGCTGGCCAGCTACCCGTGAGAGCTGTCAGCTTTTCGATGTCAACCTTGTAAGTTAACTTGCCGGTAAGGGTGACGTTGTTCCCACCTGCTGTGTGCACCGTGACCGCGCCTTCTTCTTTGGCGGGATGCAGTTCAATGATCTCTTGCTCAATGGCAACCCGGTCATTGCGGGCCGCCTCTTCGCGTTGTTTGGCTTCTCGCCACTTTGTTGCTAGTTCGTCTAAGTTCATAGTTGTGGGTCCAGTCGTGGGTTTAAAAAATTACTGCTTTTTTTTTGGGGTACTTCAGGGGAAACTTTTTCGTTGACTAGTTCTATCGTTGTAAATCGGTGCAGGTTTGCGCATTGGTATCTGCGTCGCTTGGTGTTGTCCTGCTTGGTCCTGGTTTCCAGAACCTCTGTCCAAGTTCCGCAGCGTGGGCAGTTCAACTGCTCCACCAGGCAACGAGGAGGACTGCAAGGCCAACGCCGATGGCCAGTGCCAGGCAGTAGCCAAGGATTGATTCGTAAACGGGTTCTTTGTCTGCGTAACCGACCGGAAAGGTGCAGTCAGCGAGGGTGCGGGGGGTTTGGAAGTGGCTGGGTTTCAGCATTTAGGTTCTTTCTTGCTGTTGTGTTAAAAACAAGTTGTGAATATAAGTCAATGATGCGAAAATCACAACAACAAGATCAACAAAAATCACTAGGGTAAACCCTAGTTGCAGAAAAACTACGGTTTGATCCAAAGAACAGGGGACGTCCAGGCGACATTTGAGTCGGCCAAGACTTGCATGCTGGGCCACATGATCAGGTTGTGGGTGTCGCGTCTGTATCCACGGCGAACCACTGCAACGATCTGCTTGCCTTCAGCTGTAGCTGTTGAGCACAGCTTGTCAATGTTGTCCGCAGCTGGCGATTGAGTCGGGGTCACAAACAGCAGCCAGCCGTCTTTGATCATTGCTGGTGAGCGCACCTGTATCGCGTAAGTGCCGATGGGGCAGTCAGCAGGGCCAACAACTGTGTCGTGCGTGCGCGCAGGCATGAGCGAGACAATACCGTGCTCGTCCATATAGGCCGTGATCGGAACACGACGCACATCATCAATCACTTCAATTCCAGCGTTGCGCATAATTTCATTGAGCGGCAGACCCAATATCGTTGCAATTTGATGCGCTTCATGCGTTGTCATTTTTCTTTTTGCGCGCAGCATCAAAGAGGCCGCTGCAGGGTCAATATCTAACAATTTAGCAAGCCCCCTCTGTGAGATTTGTTTGTCTTTAAGTCGGTCTCTGAACCATTGTGTGTTCATTTGTGTATTCATTTTTCACCCGAATTTTGTTTGGGAAAAAGCATAGTGACATAAACTCCACGATGAGTCAATCTCAATTTAATATTACAAAAAGGAGAATTTAGGTGAGCATCCCCACAATTCACACACTTGAGCCGGCGTTTGGTGTCATTGAGAAGCTCGGTGGCAAGGCCAGTGTGGCCGAATCATTAAATCTTGATAAATCAACCCTCTCGCGTTGGTGTCAGCCAAAACCAGGCGGAACGGGCGGCGTGATCCCGCAGCGGTATTGGTCCGCATTGGTTGTGATGGCGCGCCAGCAAGGCGTTGACATCACTCTCGAGGAGCTTGCTGCCGTTGAGGTTTGAGATGGTCATTGAGGCATCAACAATGACCAACAGTGACTTTCTTGCGGAGATATACGGCGAGATGGAGCCAGGCACCCACGGCTGGGTGTGCTCGTTTCGCGCTGATCCTAACAACGCGCCCCCAGCTGTGTGGTCGGGCCGCGCATACAAGGGCCTGCCCAATCAAGCGGCCCTGATCGATCGTTCTGTCCAAGACAACACCTACTTCTGCACGTCAGTTTTGACGGCAACACCAGACGGTGAAATTGCTAGAAACAAGTCGGCGTTTGTCCGACTCGCTGTGCTTGTCTTAGACGACGTCCAACTGTCTGATGTGCAAGGCTTTTCCTACGCTTTGCAAACCAGTCCTGGCAAGTTCCAGGTAGGTATTTTTCTCGACGGGGAAGACGCCGATACCTCGAACAAAGTATTGATCGACCGTCTTATGTCGGCTTTGGCCGCCCGCGGTCGGAGCAATGACGCCTCTGGCAATGCCTGCGTGCGATACGTTCGCCTGCCAAATGGCATGAACACCAAGCCACGCGCTGCCGGCGAGTGGAAAGTAAAGCTCGAAGTCTGGCAGCCAAACATTCGCTGGAGCCTGGACGACGCCTGCGCGGCCATCGGGATTGACTTAGACGGTCTGCGCATTGCTGCACAGTTGCCGACAACGAAGTCTTCAACTACTGGCGCGACAACTCATGCAGGCGAAATGATTGCCGGCCTGACAGATCCCAACCCAGGCGCTCGCGTCTATCACGAAAGCATCACGCGCTTGGCCGCTTCTCTTGTGGCCGGTGGCATGTTCCCTGGTGCAGCTGTGGACTTCCTCTACAGCCTGATGGATGAAAACCGCCCAGGCGATCCAGAGGAGATGCGTCGCTGGGAATCCAGGCGCGCTGAGATCCCACGCGCAGTCAAGAGTGCTGAGAAGTTCGCGCCTGAAGAGCGCCAGCCGCCGAGCATCACTGTCAATCTATCCATGCCTGGTGGCTCAGTTGATGAGCCAGTGCAGCCACCTGCTGGCGACCTGCAGCCGATGGACTGGGGCGTGCTCGAGCACACACAGCCAGAGCCAACCAACTGGCGCTACGAGGGCTGGCTGCCAGAGGGCACAGTCACTTTGCTCAGTGCCAACGGTGGCGTGGGCAAGTCCAACCTGTCACTGCAGCTGGGCGTGGCGATGGCTCACGGCATGAGCCTGTTTGACATCGAGACCAAACCATCAAAGGTGCTGATCCTGTCCGGCGAGGACGAGGCACGCACCGTGCACTTTCGCGTGGCCAACATTTGCCAAGACCTTGGCATCTCCATGTCAGAGCTGCGCGATCGCCTGGTCGTTTATGACTTGACCCAGGCCGACTGCATTCTGTGGAAGGACGGCGCCATTACAGAGCGCATGCAGTGGCTGGCCGATGTGACTGTGGCCAGCAAGGCCAACGTCGTCATCATCGACAACGCCTCGGACGTCTTCGCGTCTAACGAGAACGACAGGACAGAGGTGCGCGGTTTCATGCGTGCTTTAAACCTGATCGCCAACGTCACACGCGCAGCGGTCCTGCTGCTGGCGCACGTTGACAAGGCGAGCGTGCGCGGTGGTGCAGGCCTGGACAGCAACACGACGTTCTCTGGGTCCACAGCCTGGAACAACTCAGCCAGGTCGCGCTGGGCGATGGTGCGTGATGCTGACACCGTGGTGCTCAGACATGAGAAGTGCAACCTGGGGCCACTGCAAGAAGAGCTGCGCATCGAGTTCGACTCAGTCGCCAAAGTCTTCAAGCGCTTTGGAACCATCCCAGGCCAAAAAGCTGCGCAATCACTGGTGCGAAATACACAACGCGCTGCGATTCTCAAACTGGTCGGCAGAGCAGTGGCAGCAGGCGTCAACCTTTCAATGAGCAGCAACTCACCGCGCTCAAACATCTACAACGTTTTGGCAGACGACACAGAGTTCCCCAACCATTTGGACCGCAAGGTGTTCTTCGGAATCATGCGAGACATGGAGCGCGAAGGCCTGGTCGCACTCGAAACCTACAAGAAAGCCAACCGCATGTCAGGCCAGCGCGTGGTGCTCACTCAAGCAGGCCAGACGCGTGTAGCACTAGGCAGCGGAGCCGGGCCCACCTGGGCACAGCGTGAGGAGGCAGACGCATGAGCTTTGTGAAAAACCAAATTGAGATGCCCAAGTCATCAAAGAACATGCACAAGTTCAAGCTGTGCAACAAGTGCGAAGAGTTAAAGCCGCCAGAGGGCGGTGTGCAGATGAGCGCGGCCAGATGGATCTGCGCAGCCTGCTGGACACATAGAGCAACAAGGAGACCAAGCAAATGACAGAATACATCATTCAACCGATCGGTGAGCTAAACACGTTCAAAATAAAACCCGATTACAACTTGTCGCTGCACAAGGATGAAAAGCAGATTGGCAAGCTTGACTTCAATGGCCCCACCCTTGTGTTCACTGGTGATGCCGAGGAAAGCGCCAAAGTCTTTATCGATTGGGTCGCCAAGTGCTTTGAACGTCGGTTAGCCGATGAACGCGCAGCAGAACGCGAGCGCCTGGCCGAGCAGATTGACCGCATGCCCTTTGGTGACACCGCGGCATCGTTCTCAATCTGGATCAGGGAGCAGCGATGAACATCTTCATCTACACAAAGAGCAGCTGCCCCAATTGCGTGGCCGCTAAGCAGCTCTTGAAGTCCAAAGGCCTGCGCTACGTTGAAAACAGCATTGATGACGTGGGCGTGCGTCAGGCGTTCGAGTTCAGCTACCCAGACTTGCGGCAGATGCCTCAGATCTTTATCAACGATCAGCGAGTCGGGGGCCTAGCTGGGCTGCAGGCTGCGATCAAGCAAATGGAGGGACAAGCATGACCAATGACAAACCACCATCAAAGGAGATGTGCCTGCGCATGGCCGAACTTCTGTTCGATGGACCGTTCAAGCGCTCTACGCACTTGGGCTGGCAATACCTGGTTATCTGGGCCATGTATGACCACTGGATTGAGAACTACTGGAGTAAAGCATGAAAGTCAGGCAACGCAAACACCTGCACCTTGCCAGGATCAAGATCAAAAACAAAACGACGTGGTGGGTGGCCAAGCTCATCGCGCCTGCACTTAAACGATTGGAGAGACGCAATGGCATCAAGTGACGGCGGCAAAGGGTCAGACCGCAGACCAGGACAGGGCTACCAGGATGCGTGGGAAAGGATCTTTGGCACAAAGACACCAGCTCCGCAATTGCCTGCAAAGCCAAAACCAAATTTGAAAATTTAGGATTCAAAATCCTGTCGATTTTGGTTTACCCAAAATTAGAGTTTGACGCACTTTCAGCTCTGCCTGCGTGTGCGCGTCTCACTCCTACCGCGGGGGCAGTCAATCAAACGCGGGCACGCTACCGCACCGCCACGCAAGGGCAGGGGCGTGCACTCTCACCCAGCCACGCGCAAACGCGCTCAGCCTAGGTGCAGGACAATAAAAAAACCCGGCGGGGGGCCGGGTAGGTTATGCGGTCAGCAGCTCACGCGCTGGCGCATAGTCTGTCGATTCCATCACCCCGGCCATGCTGGCCGTGTAGGTTTTTGGGTGAGCTCTCAGGCGCTCATACTCTTTGAGCGCGTCGTCGTGATCCTCAAACGCGGCCCAATAGCTGCGCTTCGATTCAGTCATCCAGCAGACGATATACATAAAAAATCCTTTCAGTGCATGCGGTAGGAAATAACTTCAGACGTCCAGCAAGCGCGGCAGTCGCGGCATTCACCTTTTTGCTCAGGTGCGCGGCAGGCCGTGCCCAGTGGCTGGGCCGTGTGAACGTTTGACGCGGTCACATTGTGAATACCGCGCAAAGATGCGGGAATCACAACGGCACGGTCAGGAAACATGGCCGACAGGCGGACGATCAAATTCTCAGGCAGTGCATCGCGGCCGTGCTTTTCAATGAAGGCTTTCACAACACCATATTCACGCGTCGGGAGCCAGTGCCGCGTGTGAGGTGTTGCACGCGCCAGCTCTGCGATCAGCTCGAGGTGTCGCAGGCCTTGAAGGTCTCCGCTGTCGTGGTGTCTGAAATACTGGTCGGTGCCGATCATCGCGGCCATGCCAGACACCCAAAGCTCAGCAGCTTCATCCGATTCGCAGGCCTGCATCACTGCATCCCAGCGCGCAAATTGTGCGGGCTTGATAGTGTTTTGATACATGGAATAGAAGCCACGGTCAGCGTAGCAAGACGCGCAGATACTGCCCGCGATCTTGGCCATGCGGAAACCGGTTTCACATGTTTCAGTCGGCAGGCTGGAAGACTTGCAGGGCATCTTTGAGGTTTGCGTGAGTGAGCCACAAACGGCCTGCGCTTCGATCTTTTTCAGGGGGATGATTCGCATGATCAAACCCCCAGCGCCAAGAGCACGCCCCACAGGGCAAAAACGGCCATGCAGGCCAGCATTTCAATAGTTTCAGTTTTCATCGTTGTTCCTCGTTGTCATCGTTGTCGGCGGTATTGCCGTGCATGCATTATGGCAACATGATGAGAAAAACACAACACAATAAATAATAACCACCTGCTTTTGTCAGGTTTGCACCTTACTTGCACCTTAGGTAAGGTGCAGGGTGAGGTGCAGTGAGATGCATGCACTG